CTCCCTGATGATTTCCCGCATAACCCGAATTCGTTCGATGCCCTGTACCCGCATAATCCGATCGATATCTTTTTCGCCGGCGACCGGCGCGGAAGAAACAAATTCAAACTCCCGCACCAGTCTTTCGGGCGTACAAAAACACGGTGAGCTGTACCCCTCGCGGCAATATGTCACTCTGTCGAATCGGTAACTTTCGATAATTACGATGTTGCCCCGACCGTCCTTCCATTTATCGCCCGGCCTGATTTCAGGGTGAGCGCGGCCACCAGCAGCTAAGCCGGAAATTTTAATCGTCATATTTTTTACCTCACGCCGCTGGCGGGATTACCTGATAACCAATCTTCTTCAGAAAGCGCGCGGCACTCTCCACAGTGAAAATAATCTCGTCTTCCATCAGAGGGCGCATAGATTGAATACCGTTAGAAGTATCCACCAGATAACGACCACCAACCGGGAAGCTATATACGGCCTTTCCGTCAGCGCATTCATGTGACCTTGAGGAAACCCACCAAACCGAGAAAGGAGATCGCCATGATGCAGCCAACGCCAAACGAATCCCGAATCCACACGGATGAGCTGGTGGACATCCGGGAAGTATCTGTTGACAAAAATCTTCCCAAGGAAGAACGTATTGCCGCCTTTATCCGCCAGATCAAAAATCCTTACCGCTTCCGCTGCGGCGATTTCGTGGTAAACGCCTGCTTTGCCGGGAACGGTGTTACGTTAGAGGAATGTCTGCAAGGCATTTTGCGCTGAGCGACATCCTCGCTTTTTTCCGCAGAGAGTGCTATGATCGGTGTGGAAAAGGATGAAAACCTAATAGCCAGATAACCACTCTTTTCATGCGGGAGCAGTCCGGGAGAAAGGAGTGCTTTTTAATGCCCAAATACAAAGCAACCGCTTATATCCGCCTGTCCTATACGGACGATCATTCCAGCGAAAGCGACAGCGTTTCCAATCAGCGCAAGCTCATTGAGAACTTTGTAGAGCGCAACCCGGATATTGAGGTCGTTTCCGAAAAGATCGACGATGGATACAGCGGCATTATCTTTGACCGCCCAGCCTTCAAGGAAATGATGCAAGATGTCACCGATGGCAACATCAACTGCGTCATTGTAAAAGACCTCTCCCGGCTGGGGCGCGAGTACATTGAAACCGGCCGCTATCTGCGCCGGGTATTTCCGGCCTATGGGGTGCGCTTCATTGCCATCACCGACAGCATCGACACCGCCCACGACAGCGGCGATGATCTGACCGTATCGGTCAAGAACATTATGAACGAAGCCTACTGCCGGGACATTTCCATCAAGACCCGTTCCTCTCTGGATGTGAAGCGGCGCAACGGCGATTTCGTCGGCGCGTTCCCGGTGTACGGCTACATGAAAGCCGAGGGCAACAAGAATTTACTTGTCCCTGACCCCTACGCCGCCCGCGTTGTCTGCGACATTTTTCGTATGCGGCTGGAGGGCGCAAGCGCCTCCAAAATCGCATCGGAGCTGAACCGGCTGGGTATTCTCTCCCCGCTGGCATACAAGAAGAACAATGGCCTGCCCTATGCGAAAAAGGGCTATGCGGACAAGGCTGACTGCAAGTGGTCGGCTACCACCATCATCCGCATCTTACAGGACGAAACCTATACCGGAACGCTGGTGCAGGGCAAGCAGGGTACGCCGCATTACAAGATCAAGCAGATGGAGCAGCGCCCCGCCTCCGAGTGGGTGCGTGTCCCGGATGCCCACGAAGCGCTGATCGCCCGTCAGGATTTTGAGCTGGTGCAGCGCATCAAGGGGCTGGATACCCGGACCTCTCCCAACGAGGACACGGTGTACCTCTTCTCCGGTATTCTGATCTGTGGGTGCTGTGGAAGCCGCATGACCCGCAAGACCAACCGTGCAAACGGCAAGGAGTACCACTACTATTATTGTCCCACCGGCAAGAAAAAGGGCTGCGCCCATCCGGTCATGCTGAAAGAAAGCAGCCTGATCGACTGTGTGCGGGACAGCCTGAAAGCCTATATCGGCAATATTGCTTCGCTGGAGGCGCTGCTGACCGGCATTGACCAGACCAGCATCAATCAGGCGCTTGCCAAGGAATACAGCGACCACATCACCGACAACGAGCGCCGGTTGGAGCAGGTGCTGGAGTTCAAGGCAAGGCTTTATGAGAGCCTTGTGAGAGGTATGCTCACCAAGGAGGAATACGCCTCCTACAAGGCCAAGTACACCAAGCAGGCCGAGGACATCCGAGAAAGCGTCCGCGTTCTCAAGGAAAAACTCACGGAGGTTTTGGAAAACCGGAGTGAGCGCAACCGCTGGATTTCACAGTTTACGCAGTTCTCCACGCTGGAAACCTTAGATCGCAGGGCGCTCATTCACATGGTACAGAGCATCCGCGTCCGTGGGAAAAAGGAGCTGGATATTACCTTTACCCATGAGGACGAATATAAAAAGGCGTTGCAGCTTCTGGCGCTGGCTGCGCAGCAGAAAGATTACGAACAGAGAAAGGTGGGCTGAGCATGGCGAGAAAAAGCAGGAAAGAAACGGCTGCGGTAGTCGTGCAGGAGGCCGACGCCGCTTGCCGCGCCGCGATCTACGTCCGCCTTTCGGTGGAGGATACCCACACGCACAGCGTATCCATTGAAACCCAGCAGATGATTATTGCCCGCTATCTGGAGCAGTACCCGGAGATCAGCGTGTACGATACCTACATCGACAACGGTGCGACCGGGACAAACTTCCACCGTCCGGGCTTTCAGCAGATGCTCTCGGATATTGAGGCCGGTCACGTCAACTGCGTCATTGTGAAAGACCTCTCCCGTTTGGGGAGGAACACCATCGACACCGGCTATTACATCGAGCAGTATTTCCGCATCCGCAGCATCCGCTTTATTGCGGTCAATGAAAACTTCGACACCGCCGCCCCGGAGGATGCCCATTCCGGTATCATCATCCCGCTGCGGAACATGATAAACGAAGCCTACGCTTTGGACATCGGGCGCAAGATCAGGGCGCAGCAGCGGCAAGCCATGAAGGACGGCAAGTTCATCGGTGCGCGTACTCCCTACGGCTATCTGAAAGCCGAGGACGATTGCCACCAGCTTATCATCGACCCTGTTGCCGCCGTTGTGGTGCAGCGGATGTTCCGCTGGGCTTCCGAGGGCGCTGGCCTGAATACCATTGCCGTGCGGCTGAACGAAGCAGGCGTTCTTACCCCCAGCCACTACAAGAAGATGCAGGGCAAGATCACCCATGAGAATTTGCTCGGCAGCGGCAAGTGGCAGACCCGAACAGTCGGCGTTATTCTCCGCTCCGAGGTCTACACCGGAGATCTCGTTCAGGGGCAGACCAAAACCGTGGATCACCGGCAGGTCAAGGCCGATGCCGAGGAATGGACGGTGGTACGAGACACCCATGAGGCCATTATCAGCCGGGAACAGTTCGCGGCGGTGCAGGAAATTCTCAATCAGACCGCCAGCCGCGCCAAGGCGCGGGAGGTCAATGCCTTCACGCCGAATTTACTCAAAGGCAAGGTGTTCTGCGCCCATTGTGGCGGCAGCCTGCACCGGCAGAGAAACATTCGCAAGAAGTCCAACGATGTGTACTTCTACCATTGTCTGAGCAGGAGCCGAATCAGAAAGGATGCCTGTCCCGGCGTGACCATCCGCGAGGATGCGTTGCTGGATATGTTGGCAGATATGCTTCAGGACTCGCTTGATACGGCGCTGGGGCAATACACCCTCTCTCTTGCGGAGCTGCCCCGGCAGGCCGCTGACCGCGCTGAGCTGCGGGAGAAGATCACCAGCCGCAAACAGGAAATCCAGCGGCTTCGCAGTATCGTGCGGAGTTTATATGAAAACCTCGTCCAAGGCGTTCTCACCAAGGATGAATACTTTGACTACAAGGAGAAGTACGAAAGCCGCATTGCCGACCTCGCCGTGGAAATGGAACAGTTGGAGGACGGCCTGCGAACGATGGATGCTCAAGCAGAGCAGCACCGGGCGCTGGAACAGGATGCCGCACAAATCAAGACCGACCGGGCGCTGACCGGCGCACTCATCGAGCGGCTGATCGACCGCATCGAGGTGTCCCATGATAAGCAAATCACGGTGCGCTATCGTTTCCAGAGCGAGTTTGAAACCTATGCGGAGGTGCTGGAACAATGCAGAAATATGTGATTGCTCTCTATATCCGCCTCTCCATTGAGGACTACAAGTATGACAGTCTGAGTATCGAAAACCAGAGTCTTGTCCTCCACGAATATGCGGCCTCCATGCCGGAAGCCCTGAACGCGGAGATCATGGAGTTCATCGACAACGGGTACAGCGGCACGAATTTTGAGCGTCCGCAGGTACAGAAGCTCATTGAGCTGGTGCGGGCCAATCAAATCGACTGCATCATCGTCAAGGATTTTTCCCGCTTCGGGCGAAACAGCATTGAAACCGGCTACTTTATCGAGCGCGTGTTCCCGCTGTTCCATACCCGCTTCATTTCCATCAGCGACGATTTTGACAGCAGCAAATTCAAGGGTGACACCGGCGGCATGGACGTAGCATTCAAGTATCTCATCAGCGAATATTACAGCCGCGATATGTCCATCAAGACCAAGAGCGCCAAGTACGCCAAGATGCAGCGCGGCGAGTATCAGAGCAAAATCTGTCCCTATGGCTACCGCAAAAGCGCCGATGGCAGAATGGAGCCTGACCCGGAGGCCGCTGCCGTTGTGCAGCTCATCTTCCAGCTTGCCGCCGAGGGCATCAACGCCACCGCCATCACGCGAGAGCTGTTCCGCAGAAACATCCCCACCCCCGGCCAGTACAAAGCGGCGCGAGGCAATCACACACACGATATTTCCCGCTGTCACGGGATTTGGAGTACATCCACCATTCTCCGCATTTTGGAGGACGAACGCTACACCGGCGTGTATGTGATTGGCAAGCGGGCAGTTCTCGAAGTAGGCGGCAACAGAAGCCGCCTGAAGGACAGAGAATCATGGTACATCATCCCCGACCATCACCCGGCCATCATTGAGAAAGCCGTGTTTGATACCGTGCAGGCCAGTCAGCTCCGCTTTTCACAGCCCAACAAAAAGAAGCGGGACTACCCGCTGAAGGGCAAAGCCTTCTGCGGCTGCTGCGGCCATGCACTGTCCCGCACCATGCAGAAAACCTCGTATTATTACTGCCGCCATTCCGAAGCAGACGAAGAAAGCCGCTGCCACAAGATGCGCCTGAACGCCGCAGAGCTGGAACAAGCGGTATTCCTGACGCTGAAAAAGCAGATGGAAGCCGCCGCACCGTTTGCCCCGGACGGTTCGCTCCGGGTGGATGCCTCCGTACCGGAACGCGCCGAATATGAGCAGCAGATCGAGACGCTGCAAGACGGCAAGCGCACACTTTACGAACACTATCTTATGGGCGAGATTGACCTGAACACCTACAAGGCGGAAAAGGCCGCGTGTAACGAGCTGCTGCTGAAAACAAAAAACGCCTATGCCGCAGTATTGGCACAGGCGAAACAGAAGCAGGACGAACAGGCACGGCAGGACAGCCGCAAGGAAGCGTCCAAGGCGATTTTCGATGCGGACACGCTGACCACCGAGCTGGCCGAGCTGTTGATCGACCGGGTGCTGGTATATCCCGATAAGCGCATCGAGATCGCATACAAAATCCAGGACATTTTTGATTGAGGTGGCAGTCATGAAAATCGCTTTCTATTGCAGAGTGGACGGACAGGGCTTTGGCTTTGTCCTCCCCGATGAAGCTGACAAGCTCCGCGAGTTTTTCGCCGAGCATCAGGATAAGCCTGCGCTTGAAAAGCCATCGAGCGCAAGCTAAAAATTTTTGTCGTGTGCTTGACATACGGGTGGCGGAGATCGTGGAATCGGATGCGGGGCAGCGCAGCCCGTTTCAGCACCCGCTGGAGCATATGCAACACGCTGTCCGGTGACATGGGGCCTCCGCTTGGCGATGGGAATACCCACTCGCTATTTCCGACTTTGCATTTCTGCATTTTCAGCACGCTTATCGCGTCTGCCGACAGGGGCAGCGTTCGATAGGCGTTTTTCGTTTTCAGCGGTGCTTCGACTACCTTGCCGTTCTGACGTGAAATTGCCCGTTGGATTTTCAGCACACCACGGTCGAGGTCAACGTCCGTCCATTTCAGTCCCAGCAGTTCGCCCCGCCGAAGTCCGGTAGCGAGGTCGAGGTAGTAGAGCTCGTACACGCCGCTGTCTCTGGCCTCTTGGAAGAAGGCGCTGAGTTGGTCGGCGGTCAGCGTTTTCATCTCCTTGTGTTCGACTTTCGGCAAGGCGCAGCCCTGTGTCGGGTTGCGGGTTACCAACTTCTGCTCCATGGCGAGGTTGTACGCCGAACCGATCATCTGGTGGATGTTGCGGACGGTTTTCGGTGCCAGTCCTTTTGGCTTCTTTTTCGCTTCGATGCGGTCTACTCGCCCGCCGTCCAACAGGTGCTTGTAGAACCGCTGTAAGTCCAGAGAAGTGCAATCTGCCAGCGGGATACTGCCGATTTGTGGCTTGATGTGGTTTTTCAGAAAGCCTTGTGAGGTTTTGAAGGTCGATGGGCGCAGCTTGATTTTTGCGTAGTTTTCCATCCAGACCTCCAGCCAACTCCCCACCGTGTAGGTCTTGGCCCGTCCGTAGTCGATGCCGACGTTTTCCTCGATGGCTTTCTTCAGCTTTTCTTTTACTTCCGTTTGCGTCTTGCCGAGGACATTTTTGATGATGGCCTTGCCTGTTTCCGAATCGTGGCCGACTGTGTACCGCCCCTCCCAACGTCCGTCTTTTCGTTTTCGGATGTTCCCCTCGCCGTTTGCTCGTCTTTTCGGCATAAAATCAGCCTCCTTTGCCAACGAACAATACCGTAACCAAGGGAACAAAGCTACCAAAAAGTAGAATCGTTATCAAAAAGTTATCATTTGCCCCTCGGAGCCACGCCGCCTTATCTTTGACTATTGCGGCGCAATTTTTGCGCTGCCGGAGGCGTTCTTCTTTGGTTACAGCGGTGCGATTTTTGAACGGTCAAGAAGCCCTTTCATTGACTACAGCGGCGCAAAATATACCCGTTTTCCTCCGAAAATTGCCGCTGCTCAAAGAGCACTTTTTCGAGTGGTTGAAAACGGCGAATTTCTCAACCACCTGCGGAACGTCCACCTTGAAAAGTCCGCCGCCACGGGCCTTTTCTGTGCCTGACGTTCACCTATGACTGCGAAAACGCCTCGCAAGGTGCACCTTAGACTGCGGTTTCAAAACCTCGGAAAAGGACCCCCCCCCCCCGCGCCGGTTCGGGGTGCGGCCGCGGGCGTCGGGGGG